TTTTCTTCATCTTTAACATTAATGCCATTTTTAGTATTATAAATAAGGTCTTCTGTTTTTTGTATTTCTAATAATGCTGCTTCACGTAGTTCTTCAAGAGCATAAATCTTATCTTCAATAACACGAATTTGTTCTTGAGTTACCTTTTGATTTTCTTGTAATTGATAAATCTGTTCTTGTTTAACCTTAATTTGATCTTGTAACGGAATACGTGCTTGTTCAAGAGCATAGATTTGATCTTGTTTGACTAGTATTTGTGCTGCTACCGCCTCTTTTTGCTCTTCCAAGGCGAAGACTTGTTGACTTATTGCAAACTGACGCTCTTCTACCTGCGCCCTTGTCATACCCTGACGAGTACGAAGGGCTTCTAGTTGTGCTTGGCGAGCAGCATCTATTGTTCCTGATGCTCTTTCTGCAGCAGATGCAGCGGCCTGCTCTCTTGCCTGTTGTGCAGCCTGAGCAGCAGCAGAAATATCACCTTGAGTTAAAGCATCAGCAATGCTTAACTGCTGTTTTTGCTGTGCAGAAATTTCTTGATTTACATCTGCAATCTTTTGTAATGCTGCTTCCTGTGCGTCATATTTTTCATTAATCTGTTCTGCAGCACGATCCATTAACTCTAATTCATTAGCAAGGTCAGAGGATTCTTCCTGAAGTGCAGCAATTGGTCGTTCAAATCCAAGTTCAATACTGCGTTGCATTTTTTCAATGTCTGACTGTAGTCCAGCAATTGGCTCATCAAATTTCTGTTGAATTGTGCGCTCAATATTATTAATTTGCTCGTTTAGATCTTCAATTGGACGAGTAAATTGCATTTCTATATTACGCTGTAAGTCATTAATTTCTTCCTGGAATGCCTCTATTGGTCTGCTAAGAGTTAATTCTATTCTTCTTTGCTCTCTTTCAATTGTTTGCTCATAGCCCTCAATAATTGTTTGAATTTTATCTACGGCATCTTGAGCAGCCTCAACTTCTTTTTCTGCTTTAATAATCTTAGGCTTATATTCACGCTCTGCTGCTCTTTCAAGGAATCCAAATAATTCATCAGCCTTGGACTTCAGTGCTGCAAATGCATCTTCTTCTGTAGTAATTCCAAGAACAATGTCTATCTTTTTTAACTCTGGAATTTGCTCAATATATTTTGCAAGTTCTTTTGAATTAATAACACCATCTTTAAGGTCTTCGATAAAAGCCCTTGCTAAATCTGGATTAGATAATATTTCCTGAATATCTTTTGCATCTAGCCCAAGTTTTTCTAACAATGGAACAATTTCTGCAAATTGTGTTTTTAGTTTTAGATCTGCAGTTCTACCCTGGAAGAATTTTAATAGTTCACTGCTAAGTAATTCTTTGTTTACATCTTTAATAAGTCCAAGAAGTTGTTTCCATTTTTCACTTCCAACTTTTGTAGTAGCAATGGCAGCGGCAAGAATTGGATCAGATGCTATTTCAAATGCTCTTGAAGTTTCTACTCCAGCCTTCTTTAATCTGGCATATGCTTCCTGTGATTGAACTAGTTGTTTTCTTTGTTCTTTTAGTGCCTCAATTGCTTTTTGAAATGCGGACTTTTCACCATCTCCAGTTCCAGTTCCCTTTCCTAATTCTTTTGCAACAATTTCACGCAATTCTTTAAGGCTTGCTATTTCTTCTTTAATTCTTCTTCTTACTCTTGTTGCCGTTCTTTGTGCTCCACCATCGAGAGATTTATCAGCCATTTCCAAAGCAGCAATCATAGCAGGAGTAATTGTTGTAACTCCAACCATTGCGGCCTCAACTAATAGCAATTGATCGGAAGTATTCTTTAAGCCCGCAGCACTTTTTGCTAAGTCTCCAGGAAGATTCTTTATTACTTCTCCCAGAACCAAAGCAGCCTGTGGTTGTGGCATTCCTTTTATAGTTTCAGAGATAGTAACAAAACTCTGATCAAACTCTTTTGCAGTTATTGTTCCATTAGCAAGTTGTCCAGAAATACCATTTAGCATTCCAGCAATAACTTTTGATGTTGTAGATATTGTCTTTTTTAAGTCTTTAGAAAGTGTTTCCTGTGTCCAGGTTACAACCTCTCCTGTTGCAAAACTTACAGCACTATTTGTTTGTGAAGTATATCCTGTAGCAAAATCTTTTCCAAGATTTTCCCCAATAGTTCTAATCGTTTGTTTAAGTTGTGCCTGTCCTTCTTTCGTATTTAAATCTATATTTGCAAATTCAAACTTTAAATCTGTTTTACCAGACTCTTCTTGTAGTGCTTTAACTATTAATTCTATTTGCTCTTTTGCAAATCCTTTACCCTTTAATTGAACTGCAAGAGCATTAAATATTAACTCTGCCTGATCTCCAGTTGCGCCTCTTAATGCCTCAATATCTTTAGCAAAATCTTTTAAGAACCCTGCATTTTGTCTTAGTTCATCAAGTTTAGTTCTAGTTTCTTGATTTACAACAAGTTGTGGGCCAGTTGTTTCTAATGGTGTACTTTGTACTGCTACTCCAAAGAAATCTCCTAGTGTTTCTAATTTTTGTTTTGTTAAAAGCGCTGCATCTCCAAGTCCTTCAATTTCGAATCTTGTTTTTTCTTGATTATTTTGATATACTTTAAATGCTGCAGCACCAGCAGCAACTATTGTTGTTATAATTCCTATAGGACCTAAAAATCTTCCTATTCCAATTGCAAGTCTGCTAAAACTTCCTAAAAGACCTGCCCTTCCAGAAATTTTTGCTGCTCCAGCAGCATGTGCACTGGCTACTGCTGCTTGCGCTAATGCAAGCCTATCTGCTGCTAACTTTGTAAACTGCGTCTGTGTTAATAGTTGTGTTACTGACATTAATGCAAACATTGCAAGATTAAGTTTTGATACTACTCCAGCAAATTCTCCTAATTTACCACCGCTAAATGACGCTAGTCCAGCAAGTGATCCTAAAGCAAATGTTCCACTCATCAACCCCCTATTAAGACCTGTCATTTTGTCTTGGAATGACTTTGACGCAGCAACCATTGTTTCTGCAGACTTTTTAGTAGATTCCGAAATTATTGCAGCACTTGCAACCTGTTGTAATGGTACCCCGCCACGAGTTCTTTCAACTGGAAAGTTTGTTCCAGGAGTTATTGGGCCACCAGTTCTAGCGCCTCTACTTACACCACGAACTGCTCTAGTTGCAACCTGTTGTCCAACCTGTGCAACATCATCGGCCTGATTCATCATTCCAACAGAAAGACCACGAGCAATGTCTTCACCTATTGGAATAGTTCTCTTAGAAGGAGACTGTGTTCCTGCTGCCCTTGCGGTTTCAGCAACTACCGTATCTACTACCTGTCTTGGTTCTGATCTAAATGGTTGACGAGTATAACTTCCTGCTGGATTAAAAGAACTTGCTGGTCTTAGTTTTCCTGGAATTGACTGGCTTTCACGAGCAATTTGAGTTCCTCCAGCAAATATATTTCCACCTACTTGAGTAAACTCTCCAGATGCCAATCCTGCACGAATAAAATCTGTATTTCTTACTCCAGGCTCTGTAGATCTTGGTTGTATTCTTACCTGTCCTACTTGTTGTGCAGCGTTATCCAGTGCAGTTGTTACTTTACCAAGAGCAGTAGACATTCCCTTATATTGATCAATAACTTCTCTTGTAGCCTGGGCTAAAAGTTCATCAGTTACGACCTGCTCATCAGTTCCACGTGCAAGAGCAACTGTTCTTTCACCTATTTCTCTTTCTACCTGATCAAGAGCGGCAAGCATTTCTGGATCTTGTATATCTCCACCACCAGCCTTAACGCTTGAAAGCATTTTATTAGTGGCTGCTGTCCATTTTGTTTCAAATTGTTGAATTGATGCAGTACCTTTTTCAAGAAGAATATTTAAAGATTGTGGTAATTCTGCAATTAAATTAGATACAACTTTAATAAATTGTGGATATTTAGATGCAAGTTCTTGTAAACCAGCCATCTGTATACCCGCCATAAATTGTTGCGATCCAGGAGCAAATGGTGCTGTTAAGTGTGCACGAGCCGTTCCAAGCCTACCTTCTTGATATCCTGGAATATTTCCAGCGATCATTCCTTGAATTAATGCTCCATACTTTTGGGTCATATCTGCAGGAATTACTGCTTCTCCTGGCGTAAGCATTGCAGGAACTGTATCTTTATTTCCACTTCCAGGAACTACTACAACACCTTTATTATATTTTTTAGGTGGCGTCATCATGCCAGGATTACGTGCTGCAAAATTTTGTAATGCATTAAGGGCTGATCTATACTCATTTGCTAATGCTCTTACAGAACTTGCTTCTGCGTTAAATGTTTGTGTTAGTCTTGCATGTGATTGATCAAGTGAGTGAGCGACTGCTGCTGCTCTTTGTTGCTCTACGGTTAAAAATTCTGTTTGTTCACTTAATATCTGTGACTGTCCAGTTAATCTTAAATATCCATTACGAAGAACTAAAAATCCTTTAAGAAGGTTTGCCACTCCGTTTGCCAATAAACCAAATGTCATTAGAGCAACTGGTCCAATTGCGCCAATGGCAACTGTTAAAATAGTAATTGCTTTCTTTACTCCAGATGATAGGTTATTAAATTTTTCTAATATGCCGCCAATAAATTCAACAATTGGAGTTACTGCCTCTAAGAATGTTTCTCCAACTGGAACTAATGCTAGTTTTAAACTTTCTACTGCTGCTCTAAACTTATTCATGCCAGATTCTGCAGTCATGCCTAACTCAGATTCTGAAATTGACGCTAATTCTTCAGCAGAATATGCAGCCAAATCAAGAACACGAGCAGCCTGAGTTCCTCCAGCAGTTACGTTCTCAAATAAGGTAGACAAACGAGCAAACTGGAACTTACCAAAAAGTTGTTCAATAGCACGTGCACGAGTTAGCGGATCAAGAGTATCAAGCGCTTTTGCAAATTCAATTACTGTTGCTCTAAGATTTCCTTGATTTTCTTCTACAATTTTATTTATGTTGATTCCCATATTTGCAAGCATGTCTGATGCTTTTTCTGTAGGATTAATCAAAGAAGCAAGACCTGATTTTAGAGCGTTAGCACCTTGAGAAGCATTAACACCACCTTGTTTCATGGCGGTAAGGAAGAATGCAAGATCTTTTACATTTCCACCAAGTTGCATAATAACTGGTGCAACTTTAGGAATTGCTGTGGTGATATCGTCTAGCGAAACAACTGTCTGGTTTTCAACAGCATTTAAAAAGTTAATTGAATCAGATAAGTCTTCATTTGATAATTTAAAAGCATTTTGCAAAGATATTGTAGTTTCTAAAGCCTTCTGCTGATCAATCTGTCCAAGAACTTGTAGTCTTGTTGCCTCTGTTACCTGTCTTTGAAGATCCAGTCCCTGAAAACCTGCTGCTGCTGCATCTGCTGCTAAGTTAACTGTTTGAGAAACAGCAATTCCATATCTAGTAAACACTTCGCCTAATGCGAGAATATCATCAAATGCCTGTTGTCTTTCTTGTACTGGTGTAAATAAATCTCCATAAACCTTTCTAAACTTGATAGCGGCAGTTTCCATATCCATGAATGTGCGAGAAGCAACAGTACCAAGAGTAGCAAGTGGTAGTGTAAAGCCTACCATCAACTGACGGCCAGCCCACTGAGTATTTTTACCAAAGTTTAGAAGATTGGTAGATCCTTGTTTAAGTAGTTGATTAAATAGTGCCTGTCTTTGTGCTGTCATTTGCAACTGAGTTGACATTTGTGACATGTCAAGTTCATTAGGCATAATTGCAATGGCTCGCATGGCGCCAGTAGCATCACGACCCATTTTAATATATTGAGTCTGTAGTCTTTTTACATTTTCTGCTGCTACTTTATTTATTGTGTCAAATTCAGACTTAAATAACTTACCAAAAGTTTTTGTGGATGCCCCAGCAAAGCGGAAGTATTCCCGCATTGAAAATTTATTTTTTTCTAAGGAGTCGGTAAAAGATTCTGCAGTTGTTTTTATAGTTCGTAATTCTGCAGAGAAAGCACCAATAGCATTTACGCCATTGATAAAGTTTCTCTGCAGATCACGTTGTGCCAGTGCAGCAGTTTCGCTGCTTTTAGCGATTGAGGTATGAAATTGTGATATCTGACGCTGTAATGCTTTTAGTTGCGCTAATGCATTAGACGTATCTATATTAACGCCAATATTAGCATTAACGTCAGCCACTTATGTCACCTCTTTTTAAATTGTAGTTGCTTAAGCGTTTTCAGCAGCAAGGGTTGTACCTGATGCAGCCTCAACGATTTTGTATACGGTTGGCAAATCTAGAATGTCTTCTAGTTTAGAAACTTCAGCCAACTCTGGCTTATATTGCTGCATTGCAATTGCAACACATTCAATAAGAAGATTCATAGACTTTTCGTTGTCATCCGCCACCGCCGCAACTCCCTCAAACTTCTTCATAAAAGGACGAAGAAGAGATATTTTTAGAGGGCGAACCGAGATTTTTGTCCCGTCCATAAGCGTGAGTTCTGAAGACTCATGCACAGTTGTTGCCATTATTTCCTCCTATATAGGTTATGTCAATTATAGCATAAAACGCTATTTTTTTTAAATTAAGATTTCATAACGGATGGGTCTCTCATGTCATCATAATCTAGCCCCATACCTATTCCAAAGCCAACTTTTTTAGCATTTTCTCCTTGTAATGCAAGTATGTCATTACTATCTTGTGCTTTACCTTTGCTAAATACCCTGGCTTTCATATCTTCCCATTCTTTCTGCCCACGACTTGCACCAGTAGCCTTGTCTAAATCTACACCTTGAATGGCAGCCAAAAACTTTCTTTCCTCATAGTCTAGTTCTCTTTTACTTTCTAGGGTAGTTAGTAATTCTGGCATAGATAATGATTTTTCTAATTCTTGATAATCTTTCAAAATACCCAGCAAAAATACTTCAGACTCTAGTTTTGCCAAATTTAATTCAGACCAACTACTTCCACTTTCTGTAGCCTGTTTCTTTACGGTCTCTTCTGATCTTTCATTAATTTTAATTCCAGCAGCAATATCTAATATTTTATATATTGTTGGTAGATCTATATAATCATCTACATTTTCAGATATTTCTGGATAGTATTGCTTCATGCATATTTTTACACAATCAGTTAATTTTTCTATTGCTTCATCATCATCTTTAGATTTATATACCTCGCCAAAAGCGATCATAAATTCTCTAAGATATTTTATCTTTAGCGGTATTATTTCTAATTTTGTGCCATCAATTAAAAATATACTGTCGCTTTTATAAACTTCTGTAGCCATTTTATCTATTCTATCATAACAACAAAGCCCACCGCTAGGGTGGGCCTGTCGTTAATCTAAAATTAGATTATTAAGATGCTGGTGCCCAGGTACGATCTACGATCTTACCATAGGAAGCCGAAGTATCTTCAGGAAGAAGACGGAAGGAAACCTCAAACATTGATGGTTCGTCACGCTTTGCAGATACTGTTACATTCTCAATTGAGAGTGCACGGTATGCAGCGTAAACACGCTCTACGTATGCTGAGTCTTCGCAATCTCCAGTTCCAGGTCCTACAGCAACAATACCACGCTCAACTGGGCATTCTCCAATGTCTCCTGCGGAGAGATTAAGAGTTTGTCCTGCTGATGTTGATTTTGTTCCTGATAGTTCGCCATCATTGTAAGCAAGAGCCAAGAGAAGATTCTCAAGTGTAGCCTCTGCAAAAGCAGTTGCCATATTCACCTGCATTCCTTGCTTGTACAATTTAGCAACGTCAAGAAGTTGGTCTACCTGTACTTCACCGAAGTCAGGTTGGAACTGCAATTCAAGACCGTTCATGGTATAGCCAACATTTGTAAAATCTGCGTCATCAGAAAGTGTATCTCTGTAAGACTCGCTTGATACGAATGATGGAAGTGTGCCTGCTGTCAATGTTGAATCTGCAATAAAGAAAGCGGCAGCACCTACGATAATATTATTCGAAGTACCACGTGTATATGCCATATTTTCACCTCTACTTTCAATAGAATCTATATGAAGTTTTGGCGGGTTTCCTCAAGGAAAGTATATCAGTGTTTTTAATTATAGGGGTAGTCTGGAGGGGTATTTGAATGATAGTCATACTCAATAATTAGTTTATTTGCATATACCGTCCTGGCTGAGGCTAGTTCTAATATATCCCTAGTCTCGTCAGCCTGGTAAACCCGCATATTATGGAAAAATATATTGAATGGAAGAGCCTCTGTTGATACTGATGCACAATATGCATTAACATCCTGGGCAGCAGCGTCTTCACGATCTAAAGCATCAGATATGACTCTGGCTCCGTCTGTAATCTTACTTAAATCTGTACAATATAAATAATAAACTAACTGTTCTCTTTTACGACGATAAAATGGTGATGGTCTAAAACGCATTAATCTTTCGTACTGAATAAGAAGTGGGTCGTCTATTCCTGGTGCACCAATATAGTTTTTAAATACATCCTCAATATTTGTTGGGGTAGTTGGAAATATAGGAACCATCTGCTCAGAAGTACTTAAAATACCAAATAGTTCAAGTTGTTTTATCACATATTGATTAACAAAAATAGGCGGAAAAGATGTGTCTGTTAATCTTGATACATATGGCATGATTCTATTCTACCTCAATCTTAGCATTTGTAATCCATTTAAATCCTGTAGAAACGCCTTTTGCTTTACCGCTTCTTGCTCCAGCAGCAAAGTTTCTCTTGAATATTGTAGGCTTTTTAATATAGTCGAATAGTCCACTTGCTCTTAAAAATCCTTGTGTAAAATATCTTTGCATGAATTCATCAAATGTTCTTTCAAAAGATCCTTGCACCTCTTCGCCGCCAGGGTTTCTTATGGTAATTGGTTTTTTAACAAATACTGTTTCTCCACCCTGATAAAATCTTAATACAGAATTCTTTTTTGGCTTTACAACTACTGGGATTCCCTCTTCCATAATTTTTGCTTTATTATAAAATGGTACATTGCTATCTGCCTGAATTGTTCGTGATTGTCTAAAAGTAGAATTTATAGAAAGTCCAAGATTGCTTACTGTATAGTTTATATCAAATAGTCTTGCTTCTGGACTACCCGTTTGGTACCACTCATAAACATGATGAAGTGCGCTTCTGTTAGAACGTGCCTCAGAGTCTATATATTGCCCCAAAGCAAAAATTGTAGACTTGCCAAGATTATCAAAAAATATCTTTTTGCCTTTATTTATTCCGTCAATAAAACCAAGAGAATAGTCAGCAATGTTCATTAATTGCTTTTCAAAACTAGCAGCATTAAGAGATACTCTCATTAGTCACCTACCGCTTGATTTTCAGTTCTACGCCAAAGCATTTTATAATATTCAATACTTCCAAAAGGACCAACAAAAGGCTCTAGTGTGCCAACCTCATAAATAGTTCCACGACCCATTCTTGGGCCTGCTGTTTCTTTATAAATTAATTCTTCTGATGTACTTCTAATATTTGTAATTAATATATTTGTTATTGCATTTGGTGTTTCTGTTGAGGATATTCTAATATCTGTTCTAGATCTACAAATAAGTTTTCCATCGTACTGTAAAAATACTTCAGGCTTTAATTCGTCTGTACCCGCTCCACCAACTGGAGTAGCATTACATGAAATTGTGCGATCAAAAACCCATTCTTTATTTGGTTGTCCGTAAGCATTCTGTGTAATTATTGGATAATATATATCTGCCTTCATTGGATAAAAGGCATCTGTTTGATCGCAAGATACCAATGACATTATAAAACTCCAGGTGTGCCGAAGTTTGTAATGTATTTCTGCAATATTTTATCTACAAGAATATTTCCAGTTCCCTCTAGTGCACTCTTGTCTATTTGTACTTTAAATTGATCAGTTGAATAATTTGTAATATATCTCTTATGGTATTCTAACTTGCCACATTTAATGTCATCAATTAGCATTAATGTTGCATCTTTAATATCATAGGGAACTACTTTGTAGCCAGTTGCGAGTTGGAACAGATAGTTCCACCCCATAGGAAATGTTACTCCTGGAGCAACTGCAATTGTGTTTGGGCTATCTTCTGTATCATACAAATAGATAGAGTCAGAGTATCCTAACGGAACTCCTCTTGGAAAACTTGCTTGACGGATGTAAGAGTCTGACTGTTGCACCCAATCTTTAATGATAGATGTTTTATCTTTTGTTAATAGATAATTCCACTGACCATCTCCCTGTGCTTGTGGACTATCGTCATAATCCCAAACAAGTTGATTGTTTTCATATGCTTTTAATATTAAGTATGTTCTATCCCATACTGGCATAAAATCTGTATTGTTTCCAATTGTTTCATACCAAGAACGCTCATAATAAAACCCACCAGGAACGATTGAGTCAATAATGGCTCTTGCTAAATTTTCATATTCTTTATATTGTGCAATTTCTGATGCTGTGGCCCCAAGACTGTTGGGATCTACATATGGTCGCATAATGTCAAGATTATCTTCTACAACAATATCGCCCTCTTCTGCGCTTGTGGAAGCCGTAGTATAAATAGCATCATATATTGTTAGAGCATATGACTCATCATATGTATTAAACTGATTAGGCAAAGTATATGTAATCTTCGCATTTGAATCAGATGTTAATGTTTCTGTAAGATCATTGACATTTCTCGCACCCTCGTTTATTACGAGAATATAGTCAGTATCAGCCTCTGGCACATCATATGTGATAGAAAGCGGATATGGGGGAATCCTTAATATTTGCATTATATCTTTCCGTAATGTTTGGCTACTTCAGCAGGGGTTGCTTCTCTTACTGCCCTATGCTTTAGCCACTTTGCGGATACCTCCTTAGTAACAATATTATAACCCTTTTGAAGTTCTCCTACACCATTCCAGTGTAGATTTCTTTCAGAATACACCGCTACCTTTGGTTGCGGGGTACTAGACTTAGTTTCTTTATGATCATCTCTTGGTACAAAAGGTAAAATTGCCTCTAGTAATTCTAGTTTTGTATTAGCACCTACTGTATCAATTTTATTTTTCTTTGCATACGACTTTAGTTGTGGTACTGTCATTTTATTAAATTCTTCTACTACTTCTTTTGTTGATGCCATTTTTTCCTCCACTGCTATTATATCAGAATTGACTATTTATACAAACTTTGTGGTCTTCTAACTCCCGCAGGAGTTCCACTCATTATTATATTTTCTCCAAAATTTGCTGTAGGAACACATCCTAATGCATACTTTTCTGTAATTATTCCATTTGGTCCACTAATTATTGTTCCAATACCGCCAACTGCAATGCACCCATCACCGCTATGTTGATGAGAAACTGTAGGACTTCCTGGATATGACATTTTGTGCTCCTAATGATTAAGGAGGACAGTAGTTAAACTGCCCTCCTTATCTTTTAGTTTTTACAAACTATGCGGTTGGATCAACTGCAGCGTCTGCGTAAGATACTGCGTCTTGCTCTTCCCATTGGATACCAAAGCGTACAAATACTGTGTACTCAATTGTATCTTTCTTTGGCTTGTACTCACGGTTTACCGTGATATCACGCTGGAAGCCCCATACACGGTTAGCAGGGAATGTCAAATCGACATAATCTGCTGGGTAGTAAGGTACTTCCATAACATCGACACCAAGAACACGTGTTGTACGTGCTCCACCGAATGTCTGACCAACACCATCTAGGTATTGCTGACGGTTACGCTCTGTACCGCCTGTGCGTGGTGCAAATGCCTCAGCAATTGCATCAGCCAATGTACCGTTGTTCTTAACGATACCCTGGAAAGCATCTGTACCAGCGTAGAACTTTAGGTTCTGCTTAACAGCACGATACTTACGTGGCATTGCAAGGATAATGTCCTGCATTACCTCTGTTGTCCAGTTGTCATCAGTTACTGTGACGAGGGCCTCATGTGCTTCTCCATCATTCAGTACCTTGTATGTGAAACCTTCCATGATTGAAAGGAAGTCTCCTGTTGAACCGTCACCATTGATAGCGAGATCTTCGATATCGTTAGCGAAAGCATTGGTCATCAAGCGAACTAGATGATCCTCAAGAGCACCTCCTTCAATATTGTCTTCTAGAGACTCAGTAGAAACTTCCCAGTCAAGACGAATCTTTTTGGTTGTTAGTTCTACCTTGGTAAAGGTTGCACCAGTATTTGTGTAATCATTGCTTGCCTGTGCAGCAGCACGAATAACACGCTCTCCAACGTTGACCTTTTCGATCTCCATTGTGTTTGCCCGCATTGTAACTCTACGACCATCCTTGGCGAGAACTGTTGCATCCCACACGTAGTCGATGAAGCGGCGAGCCTGTTCTGGTAGCAGAATACCTCCTGGAGTACCAGTAGGATTTACTGAGTTAGCACCAGTTGTATCGCCCCAGTTAGGTGTTGCGATGTTACCTAGGTTTGCACCAACATTGCTGGTAGATGGACTTGTTGCAGTCGCACCTCCGATATCACCTGAAGCAAAAGCACCATCACCTGCGTGTTGGTGTGCTACGGTTGGAGCGCCTGGATAATTTTTTACGATTTCTTGTTCCGACATATTGTTCACCTCCTAGTGAATTTACCTTTAGTTAAATAGGTCGGCATTTGTGAGGAAACGTCCGCCCCATAGGGATTTTTGAACCTGCTTGGTAGCAGGCTCCTGCACGATCTCGCCTAGATCGCCAGACTTGCGGAAAGCAGTATCTTTTTCTACAAGATCTACTCGCTTTCCAAACTCATTAAAAGTTCCCTTTACTTCTTTTACCTCACTTGTAACGGCTTCAAGGGACTTTGTAATTGCTTCAACAGTTGTCTGCATAGACTTTACTGTTTCAGCAAGATTGCTCAAGGCATTAGTTAGAGAGTCATTAATATCAGCAACGGACTTTGCAATCTCTGCTGTTGTATCAACAACTGCATCTACTGACTTCTCTGCTGCATCAATAGCAGGAGTATCTGCTACTGGCGCTGCCTCTACTACTGGCTCTGCCTCTGGTGCTGCATCTGCAACAACTTCAACAGGCGCTTCTGCTGCTGCATCTGCAACAACTTCTGCTGTAGCCTCTGGAGCAACCTCAACATTTTCAACTACTTCTGCTGCATCCGCAACTGGTGCGTCTACAACTTCCATTGTTTCTTCTGTCATAGGATTTTCCTCCTCTGTCATCTTAATTGTCCTAATGCCTTTTGCACTATCAACTAAGAACTTTAGTGTTTTTGTATCTTCTTGATCTTCAACAAATCCAATGTTTTTCATTGTACCGTCGCAAGATGGACAAGTTTCGTCAGCCTCTTTTGAAAGTCTAACAATATCGTCGGAACTGCACCAATAAACTGTATCAACTACAGCCTTTGCAAGAAAACCTCCAAGTTGTCCCTTTTCAATAGAGATAACATTGGCAAACTGGTTTGCTGGATTGTCTACAAGAGACAATTCGTGCAAGTCATACTCTTTAATTATACGCACTGATTTATCAATTTTTTCATCATACATGTCATCAGACTTTGTAATATTTCCACCAATTGAAAAACCAGTCAAAGTACCATCAAGAACTTTTTCCCAAGTATCTTGAGCACCTTTTGAAACATATGCAGAGACATATACGCCACTATAGAATTTTTTATCTTTTGGATCGAAATAACGATCCTCTTTAAATGAAACAACCTTACCTACAGCACTGGGTTGATGCATTTCACGAAGGTTGCCACGGAATTTCTTAAATGCGTCTATACTTGCTTCAGTTGTGACAATATCGCCCTGCTTATCTACATTGTCTAATGTAGCAAAACCAGAAACGATACGTCGCTCTTGATCTACTTTGCCAATGGGCATTGAAAAGCGTACATTGTCGCCATCAGTAACCCAGTGTGCTTTGCTTATATTCATGGCAGATTAATTATATCATTCCTTTATAATACTTTGTGGATATTATTGTGAAGAACGACCCTCACCCTGTGGATTTCTTCCAGAAATTGTGGATGGAGAATCTGAGTTGTTATTTGCTCTTTCTGCATCTCTTTGACGATTCCCTGCCAAATCTGCTCTAGCATCTGTGGCCTGTCTTGGAGACATTATGAAAGGAGTATCTCCATCTGGGCGCTGTGACATATTTATCATTTCACGAGCCTCATTTGGAGTAATAACCTGAGTTTTAACATACCGCTCAATAATCTGAGACTGTGCAATTTCGTCTGTAAGAGTAAGTTCGTTAAACTTCAATTCTAAAATATCAGTCTTTTCTTTAATAATCTTATTTACGATCTTCTCTAGATGACGTTGTGCTGGTCTTGATACCTGCTCTTTAAATGTGCGGTCTTGAGAAAGAGCAGCAGCAATAGCAGCAGAATCAGAACCACCTAATTTAGAAATAGGAACTTGATGAGCAATTAAAATATCATCACGATTTTGCTTACGATATCTTTCAAATGATCCTTCTTGTACCCCGTTTTCGATAGGCTGCATATTAAACTCAACTTTATTACCCTCTGTATCTCCAGGAAGTGGAATATAAAGAGTTCTATGGTTTTGTCCTTTTAGACCAGTCTGCATAAAACGGAACATCTTATCTTCTGCGTCTGCAGAAAGTTTTGCACCCTTTACTGTAATAATATATCTTGGAGTAGCCTTGTTTTGGAAATAGTCAATGTTATATTGAGCAGCCAAAGAGTCTCCAACGAGAGAAGAAACTGCTGACAAAATATCAGGTACACCATAATATGTATTCAAAGGAGAATATTGCTTGAAGTGCAAAATCTCATTTGGTCTTGGATCTGCTGTAAGTGGATTTATATTCTTAGCACCAAAGTTTCTAAAATAAACCAACTTCTGTCCAATAATCTGAACATATCCATCACGCAAACGGCGAACACGAAGTGTTGTTGCAGGAATATGTCCAACATATCCAATTTCTCCAGATACAGTTCTTCCAATTTCTAAGAATCCATTTCCAGTAGCCTGAACATCAGTATAAAACTTTTCCATTGTTTGCTGGAATGTATCTTCATCATTTAGTGTTTCTAGCCAGTCACGTACTTCTAATTTCATTCTTTCAATTCTGCGACGAGCACGGTCTACCTGCTCATCATCATCATTCATTTCAAAGCGCAGCATTGTGCGGTCTGTCAAATCAAACTTATATCCAAGACCTACAACATTTTCTACCTTTGCATCAATGGCAGCATGATTAGCAAATGAAGTATCATAATAACTTGCCAATTCATACATATTGTATGGTGGTGTTATTACATCAAATAGTCCATAACCATTTTGATATACCGTGCCAGGATTAATCTGTTTTGACTGTGCCCCGTCTTTTCCTGACGGGAAAGCATTTGCATCATTTAGATATCTTGGCGTAGGCTCTATTGCTGGATAGCGTGGATTGTAACTATCTAGTGGCAAAGTATATTTTGCCATATTACGACTTGTTCTACGCTTGAAGTTTGTATCCATTCCAGATAAGTCTTTTAATTGATCCCATGATTTTAAGAAAGGATCGTTGTCCTGGAAAGGATTTGTATCATAATGCTCTGTATTCAGGCTTGCCTGAATGTAATCAAATCTATCATCCATTTTCGTAAATGTCTCTTCCATGTGTCTTTAATGTTTGTTGTGCGGCATCGATTGCACCAAGATCATTGAGAGATGGAATTAGACCCTCTTTGAATCTATCCATTTGCTCACTATATTCTTCATCAGTTACCCTGTTTACTCCAGGCATGAATACTGCTTCGCCATCTCCTGGATCGCCATAATATACCGCAGCCTTCTTTAATTCTGCTATCTTTTCAATATCTCCACGCACTGCTGGAATATTCAAAATAGAGCCATTTCCATCTGAAAACCACTTACCATTTGCCTTTTTATAAACATAAAGACCCCAATTGTAATTTTTTGGGATTACCTTCTTTCTGACATTGCTTACAATAGGTTTGCCAGTTTTTGGGCTAATAAGTGGATTATTTTTATTGTTCATACCATAAGTATAGCAGATTATACTGGTGTTGCGACATTGGTTGACCAAACTACCTCTGAATATACCTTCAAATTGTCAGGATTTATGGTTAAGCCTTCGTCATCATCAATAATAATCTTATTTGTACCAAGATATGTTTCAAATACATCTGTTGGATTTACTCCATATAGTTCAGATGAGGCAATAATCAATACCCCATCCCATGTAAAACTATTTAACCAGTATTCCCAGTCATAATTAGTTACCCCGTCAGACTCAACACGGAGCCATGGGCGAGTGAGGGTACTCTGAACCTGCTGTAAATTATTTGCCTGATAATAAGCAATATTATTAAATAAAACTGGTCCATTAAGATTAATACCACCAAGATAAAGATCAAAATTAAGAGATGTAGAAAATGCTATTCCAAGCACTCCCCATTCTTTAATTGTCATTACTGGCTCTCTAACTAGCGTACCATTCCAATAATATGCAAGTCCGTTAAATGTTGATCCAGTCGCTACGCTTTTTGCAAAAATATTAGCACGTGATCCATCGCTATCTAAAGCCTGAATAAAGAATTTAATAGTGTCGCCCTTATGTTCAATTTCAAATAGTTCTGTTTCTGCTAGTGGGAATTTGTCTAGATCAGATCTCATCCACATTTGCATAGCACTTACACGATAATTATCTGATACCGTGCTGTTAATAGGAATCGCTATACCACGACTGACTAATGGATCATATTGACCACGAATCTCAATACCAGAGGTTCTG